CCCTTCGGACGACCGTACAGGAAGACTTCCGTCATGCCTGCGCCACCAAGGTAAGGATCGGCTACACCGGAACGGCGCAACTCCTCAAGGAAGGGAGTGCCCACAAAGAAGCAGTTCCAAACTACCTCTTTACGTACCGACTCTAAATTTGTGCTGTCAATTTCGCCAAAACTTGGGTCTGTTGGTGTGATCGGCATGTCGTTTCCTTTCAGCAATTAAGCTGTTTTCTGAATCTTGCTTACGCTACTACTGCTTGACGCTCTTCCAAAGCCTTGTGAATGTTGTCCAGAGAAGTCTGTCTGCGCTCCTGTGGAGTCATCTTTGTTGGGTCCTTGCGCTCACCCGCTTGCTGCGCTCTCCGCAAATCAGAGAACTTCGATGAACCCGGAGGCAGCTTTGTGTCTGGATTGCTTCCAGCCTGCTCCGCTCTCAATCTTTCCTTGGCTGAAAACTCATCCTGAATCTTCTTGAGTTCCAACTTGTGCGATTCGTCCTTAGCGGCGACGGCTGCTGCTGCAATCGCATCGTCATGAGCCTTTGCTTCGGCTTGACGAATTTCCTCACGCTTCTCCGAAAACTTGAAAATCGAATTTGCGTAGGTCGCGGGGTCCTTATACTTGTTGGCTTCGGCCTGACGAAGTAGTTCTGTGGGAGAGATCGGCATTTCCCTGCCATACAGATTTCTGTATTCCCACTGAATATTTGCGACGGTTCCAAGAGAATTTCCTAGCTGGTCGCGTACTTCATTGATTGTGAAGGTCGGTGTGCCGGGAGTCTTGTTTGGGTCTACGACAGGGAGTGGTGCAGGAGTAAATACGGGAGCATCCGCTGGTACAAATCCCAAATCTTTCAGTGAGGAATGCTGTGTCTTGTACCACGCCGCTTCCGCTGCTGCGTCTGTTGCGGCCTTGGCTAACTTCTTCCGCTCTTCTTCCCATGCAGCCAGACCAGGATTGTAGGTATTATCCCGAAAATCCGCCCAACCTCTCTCGGCGGCTTCGGCTGCTGCTTTCGCTTTATTGGCTTCTACTAAAGCCTCTTCCTGCGCTTTCCTATCCGCTTCAGCCTTTACCGCTAATTCCGATGCTGCTTTTTCTTTCTGTGCGGCGGTCTGTTCGATACCCGTCACGTAATCTGTGAGACCAGTTCTGGCCTTCGCGTCAAGAGCGTCGATCATCTCTTGGGTCCATCCGCTCGCTAGTAATACTTCGGCTAAAGTAATCATGGTTCACTATCCTCCCGGATTTGTGTTTGTTAACCTACTTGTGGTTGCTGCGAGGTTGGAGTGGGCTGAGATGGCGTAACCATTGCCGTCTGTGCCTCTCCTATCGCTTGCACGATTTTGTTCATTTGTGACGCAATTTGTGGATACGCCTGCGAGATTTGCTGGGCGACGTTGGACCAGCTTCCTAAAAGACTTTGGATTTGGTTCGCTGGTTGTTGGGAGGGAGGGCCTTGCTGACCCCCGCCCTGCGGTGGGGGTGGTGCGCCGGGGCCACCTTGTGATGGCCCGCCTGCGCTTGGATCGGGTGTTGGCATGGGCGAAGTCGCCACGTTAGTTCTCCTTCGTGGTTAAAACTACGCCTTTACAACACTCTTCTTGCTGTGGCGCTTGCCGCCGCGCTTCCGACCGACCTTCTTGACGTGTGCTTTCTTTCCACCTACGCGATGCTTTGCCATTGGGAATACTCCTTTTTTGGTTGAAGGTTGACTGCAAAAGGAAATGGCCCATCAGGCCACTTCGCCTAATGAGCCATTGCGTATTCCCTCTAAAACTTCTGCGCGAGGGGCGCATGTATCTCGATGAATCTTCTAAACCGTAACCATTTTTCTTCGGTTTGTCAAGTACTTTTTACAGGAATTTTGTATCCAAGCCTAAAAGATCACGAATTTTCTGGTCAATCGCCTCAGATGGAATCTTTTCTTTCTGCTCTACATTGATTCCGAGAACACTCCCATCATTATAAAGAGTGACGCTTTTCCCTGTAGTTTGGATTGCCTTCAATGTGTCGTCGAGTTCACCGGCATGAGAAGGTAATTCCAAATTAAATTCCGTGACGTAATACGATTTCTGTGTCTTGACTTTGATTGCCATTCCCTCTCCTTATGTCGTTTAGATTCTTACAGTTACGATTCTTTTACCACGGTCCTGGGTGTTCCACCCGCCGCACCCTTTTGAGCCAACTTAGGTGAGGCTTTTCCCGAAGAAGGCCGTCCTCCAGGATGCTGTCCACCCGGCGCTTTTCCTCCGCCTCCGCCGCCGCCTTTTCCTTTATCCTGACCGCCTTCAAGAACCGAAGGATCAATGCCCATTTCTTTCAACTTCATCATTGCCTTGGCTTTGGCAACAATTTCCATTACCTGTAAATCAACCTGTTCATTGAAGAATTTGTCTTTTAGTGTGTTTCCGTCTGTCTTTCCCCAATTGTCGATTTCTAGGTTTTCAAAGACAAAACTCCAAGGAAGAGGAGCACCGCCTCTCTTGAGTTGCAGCAACAGCATCTGCCTCTGCATCTGTGTGATCTTAAGCAACGTGCTAGGAACCGAAATCAACCGCAGTTTCCTGACAAAATACTTTGCCCTCGTCAGCCTGTCGTACATCGAAGGCGTTGTGGGATACATATTTCCATTTACAAACTCGTCAGGCAAATGGCTTGGCACCATGTCGTCAGGATTGTAGTCAAACATTTCCTTTGCCATGCCGTCCTGACCAACGTACTCAATCAACCTAGCAGCGTCAAACCATTGAGGAATAAGGTACTTCATCCTCTCGCCCAGCTTCTTGTTCGCCTTCTCAATCCTCATCGCAATCCCTCTCGCGATAGGACCGATAGCCCCAACTTCTTTGTCTGCTGTGTCGTTGGCGAGGTTCAACTTCATGTTCGCTAGGTTTCCAACGTCGTTTAATCCTAATTGCGCGAGAAGTTTTTCAGATAGGTATTTGAGCCAAGTAAAGTCTGTGGTGTCTACCAAAACAGATTCGGGAAGTAATGATTGGAATGCTTTTGTTGGTTCCTGACCGCCTGCAAGTCCAAGGCGAACATCTTCCTCGAAAATATCGAAGTGTTCAATCTTGGCTCCGCCATTTGTGTCAAGATCGTAGCCCATTGGCGGATTCTTTCGTGCAGTCATGGTCTGATCGACCTTGCGCTCATGCTTCCTAATCGTTGTCTGGATTGACGCTACATCCCCGACTAACGATCTTCCTGAAGGCTCCCAAGCTACATCGTCAACCGTGTACTGAATGATTGGAATCTTTGGGTCCCAGTCGAACGAGGTGCCGTCGTACATCACCCTGTCGAGTCCATTTGAAGTAGTGATGAGCCGCAGGTTTGGATAAATCCTGCAATCCTCAACCATGGCTGGGCGCATGTAAGGTTGACCATTCCTCATCCCGCCGAAGATTTCCTGACCCAAGAATGGAACCTTGTAAAACCATGAGGTTCCTTCATTACCCATATTCATTTCCATGCCACTTGTATTGATCCGTATGTCCCTAACGAATGTGTATCTGATCTCCGTGTAGAGATTTCCAAAGCTCTGGCTCTGCGTCTCTCCAACTTGCCCATAACGCCACGTCGCCGCAAAGTCCTGTCTTTGTGCCTGAATCAGAGACTTGTAATTTGATCGTCCGACCGTCTGGAGTTGTCCTGCAAACAACGGAAATCTTGCGCACGCCTCCGCAATCGGCATGTAATCGTAAACCGTTACGCTGTAGGCATCCTGTACGTCATTGGTTTTTGACGGAACCTGCGTAGGCATTACGTCCAATAGTCCTAGCGCGTCAAAGACAAGCTCTCGTGGACCAAAATTGTAATCGGAACCGCGAACCTTCGACCACAGGTAACCGACGCCCATAACGGCGGCGTATTGCAGTACTTTGAGAATTTGAAGTGGAAAGTCTGATTCTAAATAGACGCATTTTGAGACCTTTGTAAGCATCTCTGCCATCTTCTTGTACACTTCTACGTCTGAGCTAAAACCAGCGATTTCACGTACTTCCGCCATCGTTGTGCAGAATTTATTGATGCTGTATCTTAACTCATTCGTGACAAGCGAACTCTTGGTTTTATCTCTAAATATTCCATCGAAAACACGTAGATTAGCGTTTAGATTCTTGTACGAGGGCTGGCCAGAAAGCCAACCCTCAGCCTCGGTTACCTGCGAGTCAACCCAAGCGATTTTTTCGCTATCTAGGGCTTCCCAGTCAGGGACACGCCAACGAACTATATCCATCTGCTTGGCAACCGGAGTTTCAAGTCTAAGGTAGGTCACCCATCATTCCGTTTCCTCCCGGTCACGTCTTTAGATTCCGAGTCCCACCTCGGTATCGGCTAAAATGAATCTTA